CCGGAATATAAGGGTTGTGGGGTATACATATGTATAGTATCATTTGCGACTTCGCGTTAGGTAACATCAATCCGAATGAACGAGGTTATAAGCGGAATAAGGAATTTGAGAAAGCAGCAAAAGCACTCATGGAAGCGGAAGATCCTCCAGCCGCCTGATGTCGTTAGCTGAGAGCCAGCCATTTTGCCGCCCGATGGAGTAGCCGCGCATACGCTTTTCATAATCGCCGCGCAACAGGCCGTCGACGTTGAACTTGATGAAATACCGCTCCTTCTCCAACGGCAGGAGCAGCCGCTGAAACATCGACTGCTCGAGTCGGGTTACCCAGGGGTCGATGGTATAAGTCAAAAATTCCAGGGACTGCTGCTCGATGTTGTTAAAGCTGGACTTCTCCAGGTCGCCGATCATATGCGGCGGTACATGAAATATCCTCGCAATCTCATCAAGTTGGAAGCGTCGCGTCTCCAGGAATTGCGCTTCTTCCGGCGGGATAGACACAGGCTTGAATTTCAAACCTTCCTCCAAAATCGCGATTCTATGGGATTTATTGCTCCCTCTATATAAAGCTTCCCACGCCAAGCGTATCTTGTCGGGGTTGCTGATCACATGATCCGCCTCGATGATCCCGCCGGGGTTTGCGCTGTTGTTGAAAAATCCCGCTCCGTAGTCCTCGGTCGCGATGGCGAGCCCGATTGCGTTCCGTGCGATGGCGATGGGCGAATACCCGACCAGGCCGTCAAACGACAGACCGGCGAAATGCAAAACGTAATCCTTCGGCATAGCTATTGCTCCGGCCAGTTCACCCCGCCGCCGTTCGTCGTCATTTCGCCAGTATGTATAAAAAAGATCCCCAGCCTCCGAACGGCGCACTTCGACTTTGTTCGGCAGAAGGGGATATAAAGCCTTTACTTTACCAGAATTATCCCTTATAATCTGTGCATAAGCGTTGCCGTACAAAAGAACGTGGGACATCATGGTTTCGCGAAAGGCGAAACTAGTCATCTCGGGATTTGGCTCGTAATGGAGAATGTTGTACAGGTTATGAGAAGGCGCGAGATTGCGCCCGTCGCCCGAATACTCGTAGACATTCAGCGGCAGGCTGGCAATGGCTTCGGAGATCACGCGGACGCAGGCGTAGACAGCCGCCGTGCGCAGGGCGGTATCCTCGTTGACGAAAACGCCGGAGGAGGAGCCGCTCCAGAAGAGGGCCTTAGAAGTTGTTAGTTGGTTAGTCGGGTTCTCTTTGGATGTCGTATTTTTGCGAGAAAATAAGCCCATAATTCAGTCCTCAAATGCCAAGATTTTGTTGTTCAGTACATAATATGGCGGTTGTACAAAAGTGACACAATTTTTGAATTAATAAATGCGGAGGGTACATACTTCATGATCGAAAATACGTCAAATAATGATACCAATAGCAACGCGCCAGATGTAACAAAATATATAGCTGCGTTTCGTTCGGGAGCTTTAGGCGAGAACATTCTAGAGGTATATTTTTCCTTTTTTGCGCATATAATTCTAAATGAGAAATGGCAAGAAGTATCTGCCTCGGTGTTATTAGCGAAAATTAACGAAAATTATGGTAATTTGACATTAACAATTCCTTTTATAAACCAGGTACTAAGTGTTGGGGTCGAAAATGGCTCAATAGCGAAAATTATGGGGAAATATATGGTTGTCGATAAAAATATGAAACAGTATGAGACTGATAAAAAGGATTTTAACTCACAAATTAATTTAGTTATTGATGATTTTTGTGATTTTTACGGAAAAGCCATAGATGAAACAACACGACAGAAAACTGAGAACATGATTCTCAAGTATATAGATGCTTATGATAGCAATATCCTTCTCGATGGCTATGATTTCTCAGAAATCGGTACAACAGATTTTGATCGTGTTTGGAATATATATCTGCAACATATTGCAAAAGCAAAACCACATTATTTCGATATTGTTTCTGCGTTATGTTTTAGTAACATAATATTGCAAGCAATGTTTTATAAAGGTGACGAAATTGACAGTTTTAGGGGTCTGAATGTTTATTTAGATTCACCCCTTGTTTTTGCTGTTTTGGGTATGGATATAACAGAACGAGTGGATTCTATTCGGATTCTAGTAAATGAAATGCAACGAGTAGGTTGTAACGTTCAAATTCTCGATAATAATTACGATGAAATTTCTGGGATCATTACTGTTGCAGGTAAATGGGCTACGTCAGCAGCATATGATATAGCTAAAGCAAATAATGCCGGTCGGTTTTTTCATGATAGTAAATATGATACTCAAAAAGTCGATGAGTATTGCACTACATTAAAAGAAAGTCTCTTGGAGTACGGTATCACAGTGAAAAAAACAAACTATGATACGTATGAGCAGGAATTTCAAGAAGACGAAGAAACCTTATATTCAATGGTAGAAGAAAAATACAAATCAAATGGTTATAAAATTCCTAGTGACAAAGAGCATAGCATAAAAATTGATGTTAGATCGATAATAATGATTTATCGAATGAGACAGGGACATGTGTCAACAAGAGTAGAAGAATCCATGCATATAATGCTAACGCTTAATAATGCAATCGCAAATGTCTGCAAAAACTATGAGAGTAATAAAAGCATTAATTCAGGTCATATTCCTGTTTGTGTATCGTCTGATTTATTCGGTACAATTTTATGGTTGTTTAGTCCAGATAAAATGGTAGAATATCGGAGAAGCCAACTCCTTGCAGACTGTTATGATGTTCTAAAACCAACGAAAAAAATGCTCGAGAAATATGTGGACTCATTAAATACTGCAATGGCTGCTGGAGAGATAGACGAAAAGAAATATTTAATGATGAGATCTCATCCTGTAGTTTATGACGCATTAATGAATGTGACAAAAGGTGATTACGCAAGGTTTAACGACAAGACTTATCTAGAAGTATACGATGAAATAGTCGCAATAGCAGAGACAAAATACGTAGATGAAGTAAATCTACATGAAGAAACTAAAAAAGAACTAGAACGTCTCGAACAAGAAAGCATTAGACAGCAAAGTACGATTTCAAGACTAAAAGCAGAGCAAAAAATGCAGTTTGATAAGAAATGTAGTAGATGGGGTTGGGTTGTAACAATTCTCATTTTTTTCATTCCTTATGCTATTATTGCGGGTATTATAGAAATTGTCAAAAGTTATTTTTCGGATTTTAGATTTATTGCAATAGTAGTTCAAACAGTATTATTTATTTTAACTGTGTTACTTACAATATTCTACACGAAAGGAAAAGAATCATCATTACGAAAAGTTACAGCTTTTTTTACAAAAAGAGAACAACAAAAAAAGCCACAGGAGTTACAACCTGAATAGATTTTACCACCACCCCTCTTCCCCATAGCTGAGAAGCCCTCGGTCGTCATAGACGCTCTTCCTGGGTTTTTCATCGTTCCGGAGCGCACGGTCGAGCGCCATGATCATAGCGACAATGCCATCGATCTTTTCGGTGGCTTTTTCCTTGTCCGGCTTGATATTCCCGGCGGGGTCGGTCTTGACGTCGAGATTGTCAGCCATCCAGCGGAGGACTTTGTTGCCGCCGTGGGCGATTTTTTTCTCCATGACCAGCCGGATCATTTCCTTGGTCGCGGGACTCATTTCCTTGTACCCCTGGCCGAATTTTACAACTTTGTGGCCCATTCCCTCAAGATTCTGGATAAGGTGGGAGGAACCCCATCTGTCGAAGGCTATGTCGCCGATGTGGTACTTTTTAGCCAGATCGTCGATAAATTTCTCGATATAGGCGTAATGGATCACATCACCCTCTGTGGTGTTGATCAGCCCCGTGGCTTTCCACTCATCGTAGGGAACATGATCGTGCCGGACGCGGATTTCAAGTGACTCCTCCGGCAACCAGAAAAACGGCAGCACGATATACTTGTCGTCCTCGTCCTCGGGCGGGAACACCAGCACGAAAGCCGTGATGTCGTTCGTCGAGGAAAGATCAAGACCGCCGTAGCAGAGCCGCCCCTCAAGCTGTTTCAGGTCGAAGTCGAAAGCGCAGTCATCCCATTTGTCCATATTCAGGCAACGCGTGTTCTGCTTTACCCATTGATTCAGGCGCAGACGGCGAAAGTTATTCTCGTGAACCGGGCTCCGCTTGGCCTCCTGATAAGCCTGGTACATGGCCTCGTAAGAAACCGTGACGCCCAGCGACGGATTCGCTTTTTTCCAAACTTCCACATCGTGCCAGTTTGCGTCGTCCGGCGCGGAATAAATGACGGGATAAAAAGTATGGTCGACTTTCCGGCCTTGCAGAACGTCAGCGGCGAATTGGTGCATCTCCCAGCATACGGAATTCCTGTCCACTCCAGCAGTGGTTATGATGAACCGCAGCGGTTGATCCCTGGTGTCCCCCGCGCCGGTCATCATGACGTCGTACAGGCGGCGGTCAGGCAAAATATGCAACTCGTCGAAAATAACGCCGTGTGGGTTGAAACCGTGCTTCGTATACGCTTCCGCGCTCAAAACCTGATAATAGCTTTCGAGCGGCTTGAACGTGAGCCGCTTTCCGGCAGCGTTGAAGTGCATCATCCTCTTGAGCCAGGGCAGCTGATCAACCATATGCACGGCCACGCCGAACACGATGGATGCTTGTTGCCGGTCGGCGGCGCAGCCGTATATCTCCCCGCCATACTCGGAATCGGTACAGGTCAATAAAAGCGCGATTGCAGCGGCTAACTCCGACTTGCCTTGCTTTTTTGGGATTTCGACATACGCGGTCTTAAATTGGCGGCATTTATCCGCTTTACGAATCACGCCGAAAAGATCACGGATGATTCTTTCCTGCCAGTCAATAAGCTCAAAAGGCTCACCGTGCCAGCTTCCCTTTGTGTGGCGAAGCTGGTTGACGAACATGACGGCCAGGTCGGCGTACCGCTCCTTGTATATCGAGGTCGGCAGCTTGAACGGCGTGGGTTTGTAATTTTTCAGCTTGTATTCCTGTTCCATTGTGTTATACTCCTGTCAGCGAGAGATAAAAGAGCCGATGTTCCGGCTCTTCAGTGATTGTAGCTGGCTGTCTCTGTATCTTATTCTTGTTCGGTGGCCTCGGTCACCGCAGTTTCGGGATCGGTGGCCTCGGCTTCCCCGACCGGCGTTTCCTCGGCCTCAGCCGGCTCGACCGGCGCTCCTTCGGCCTTTTGGGGCTTGCCAAATCTCCAGCCGCTTTCGCCAGAGAGGGGTCGAATCATCCTTTTGCGGATTCCGTCATACGCAGGCCCGATCATCCCCAGGGAAATCAGGAACACTCTGAGCGAAAACCGTGGGTTGTCGGTTTCTGTGACTCTGCCGGTGACGCGCTTCTTGCGCTTGGCAGTCTCGCACAGGCAGGCTATCAGCTGCGCGAAGTCCCTGGCTGTATCGCCGTCGATCTCGCCCCGGAACCAGGGGAACTTTATGGTGCTGTCTGTCAAAAGTATCGGCAGTTCCTCAGCACCGAGGGCCATTCGCAGGAGCGGCTCCTTGGATGTGACCAGCTTTCTCAGGTTGATGATCGCCGTGTCTGTCATACCTTCGAGCGGGTACTCAATCGTGAGTGTCATGGTATCAATGTCGGGCTGGGCCTCCGGCTCCAGCAGGGGTTCCGCTTCAAGCTGGGCCTCCGGCTCCGGCAGGGTTTCCGTTTCAGGTTGGGCCTCCGGCTCCGGCTGGCTTTCATCTTCTGGCAGGGCCTCCGGCTTCGGAAGGTTTTCCGCTTCGGCGGCCTCCTCCTCCGGCTCCGCAGCAACAACCGGGCTGGTTTCCGGTTCCGTTTGGGCATCGGCCTCGAAGGGTTCGTTGCCCGTTTCCGGCGTGAAGCCCTTGTCAGCCAGCCAAGCCAGCAGGCTCGTGTCGTCCGGGCCGATCAGCGTCCCGTCCCGGTCTACCGTGTAGTCGCCGATGGTGAATTCGTATCGCGGCGGCCCGCAGTATTTCTGCTCGACTCCGAGTATATCGGAAATCGCCGTGACCAAGGATTTCCTGTCCTTACCTGTTAGTCCAAAATATTGTCTCATGCTGTGACCTCCTCTGGGGCTTACGCCCAGTATTTGCGGGCTTTACTGCCCTTGCACCAGCATGATAACTCAGACTGCCCGACTCTAGCAACGGCTAATAAATGGACGCAAGCCGCACAAATACTGAATTCTTTGACACTCAACGAGATATCAGCCGCCGATTTCGTTATACGTGGTCTTCACCCCGTCGCGCAGGAGGAACACGCCGGAATCGCTCTTTTGATACTCGATAAATCTTTTAGTAATAACATCGCAATACTTCGGGTCTAATTCCATCATTTGGCAAATTCGTTCAGTTTGCTCCGCCGCGAGGAGGGTCGTGCCGGAGCCGCCGAACAGATCCAAGACCGCGTCGCCCCGCCGGGAGGAGTTGTTGATTGCTTTCGCCGCCAGCGCGATGGGTTTCATCGTCGGATGCTCTTTGCTCTTCGCGGGCCTGTCGAACTGCCAGAGGTCGCTCTGCTGCCGGTCTTCCAGCGGGCATAGACGTTTCTCCCCATCCAGCCATCCGTAGTATATTGGCTCATATTGCGTATGGTAATCTTTGCGCGACAGTACCAAACGGTCTTTAGCCCAGATGATGGTCGACGACCAATGGAACCCAGCCGCTTCCGTCGCGTTCATGACGCTGCTTCAGGACTTTGAACCGCTGGTGGCCGCCGACGATGTTGCCGGTGCTCTCGTTCCAGATGATGGGGTCGACGTAGCCGAATTCCTCTACGGAGTGCAGCAGCTTCTCGTACTCCGGGTCTCCCGGCTGTAAATCTTTTCTCGGGTTGTATTTAGCTGGGTTCAGCTTCGTCACCGGTATCTTTTGGATATTCAATGAATCCAACTCCGTCAGCTCCCTTTTTGGGTTTTTGATGTGTCCGCCCGCTGATAAGCTGGGCATAAATGTCGTTTTCAGGATTTTTTACTACCGTTTCGCTGTTGCGGGAAACGATATCCCATATCTGGCCCCAGACCAGCGATACGTTTTTTTGCAGCTTCAGCACGGCGTCGGTGAAGCCTGTGACCACGATCTCGCCGCTTACGCTCGTGCCGACGATGGCCGTGTTGGAAAGGTCGAGTTGCGCGATCAGCAGATAATACTTTGCCATCGCGTACTCGGCCATAAGGCCCGGGCCGATCAATTCCAAACAACCGGAAGGTTCAAGCTGCTTTACAGCATCCATGAAAATCTCAGCCGGTGAGGGAATCACCGCTGTCCGTGCGTCTGACGACTTCATCGCCTTCAGGTATTCCGGCGGCTCGATTTTCTTGTCGCCGCCCCAGGCTATTTTCTTCAACGGCCTGTGGCCTGGGTTCCCAGCCGCCAACTTGTCCGCGAGGGCTTTTGGCCGTCTCCCGGCACCCTTTCTAGCTCCGCCACTCGGCATAGCGACGCCTCCCGTCACTCGTTCTGGAACATACTATGCGAAACCCGCTGTCCCTGTTCACGCCGTTTCCCGCCCGTTTCCAGCCCCCGCGCCCCCTCAACAGCCACAGCTTTAAGGGTTTCCCGGATTTTTTTGGAGGGGCATCTTGAAAAAAGCCCGTTCCTTGAATGGCAAGCCGTTTTTGCAACTGAAAAACGCCGCAAATGCTGTATTTATCGGCGTTGTGGGACTTTTGAATACGCGAGTATGATGCGTCAACCCCTGGGGCGACGCAAGTCATGACAGGTTGGGGAGATTTTTTACCGCCCCTCCGGTCAGAGGAATGGCTTATTCACTGGCCTTGCGGGTATTTGTTTCTGACTTCCGCCATCGTAATCCTCGAATGGCACGACTTGCATAAAGCCATCAGGTTTTCATCCGAATCGTCGCCGCCGTCGGCCAGCGGCTTGATGTGATTCCCTATATATAACCTCAATATTTTCGATTACAATATGATATTTTCTGTTTTCCGTATACATTATGTGGGAAATATCAGCATTTACGCTTTTTCATTGAAATATAGGCAAAAACAACGCATTTTTCTCAGCTTTATTTCGCTTTGGCTTGGATTGTTCCCCATCATTTAAAAAAGAAAAACGACGTATATTTATACGCCGCAATAAATAAATATCAGTTCTCTCCGTCGCCGATCAGCTTGACGCCCTTCCAAGTTTTCCTGTAGGTAGTGTTCTCCTGACCGCGTTCGATATTGTTGCCGGAATTCTCTATATCTTTATTGAACTTGATTTGCGATACTGGTTTTAGACCGTTATTCTCGCAATATTCCCGGTAGGAGTTGAAGAGCGGGTCGCGCAGACACCCGGCGTTCTCGTCTATCTCGCAGCATTCGTACAGGAACGAGAGGACGCTGTTGTTCTCCAGCCTGTATTGGTTAAGCTCATTGATTGTGCGCTCCGTCTCGCTGAAGCGCCAGCCGTTGGACATCAGGCGGCGCAGGCCTTCCAAGGCCCAGGCGAGGATGCCGTCAGCCTCAATCATGAGTTTTTCCTTGAGGGCCGTGTCCTGTTTGTCCTTGGGGATCGTGTTGGCAAAGTAAATAACAATCAGCCTGCCGTAGAACGCGTCGCTGTGATCGACGTAGTTTTTGGGGATGTCGTTGCACGAAAACGCCAGAGTAGCAAAGGGCTTGAATGAAAAACCATCTTTGTGCTTGCGTTCGCCGAGGATGTAATCCTCGCCGGTGATTGCCTTGAAGGTGCCGGTATCACGAATCTTCTCGCTGGGCAGGTCGGCAAAGATGTTCGCCAGTTTACCGAAGAGCTGAAATTTGTGGAACCTGTCGTCGAGGGATTGCCACGGCAAGTTCGACACGTTATCCGGGCCGAGCAGGACATC